AAATGGTGGCTATCTACAACGAGAACAAAACCAACTTCAGCAAGCGCGCGATCAACAACGTTATCGACGCCCTGAAAATCGTTATCCCGGTAATGGGGGAGCCGCGGCGCAGCCTGATCCCCTTTGCTAACGGCGTCTACGATATGGAAACCGGCGTTTTCTCCGAACACAGCCAGGATAACTGGCTGACCAACCATAACGGCGTGACCTACACGCCGGCGGTGCCGGGCGAAAACCTCCGCGACCACGCGCCGAACTTCCATAAGTGGCTAAGTTACGCATCAGATAGAGACGCAATTAAGATGCAGCGCATCGCTGCAGCGCTCTTTATGGTGCTGGCGAACCGGTACGACTGGCAGTTGTTCCTCGAGATAACCGGTGAGGGCGGCAGCGGGAAAAGTGTCTTTACCCATATCGCCACGATGCTGGCCGGCGCGCATAACACCGCCAGCGGGAACATGGCGGCGCTCGACAGCGCGCGCGGGCGGGCGCAGTTCGTCGGGAAAAGCATGATAACGCTTCCTGATCAGCCCAAATATTCAGGAGAGGGCACCGGGATAAAAGCGATAACCGGCGGGGATGCCGTGGAGATAGACCCGAAACACGAGCACCAGTACACCGCCGTTCTGCGGGCGGTGGTTGTGGCCACGAACAACACGCCGATGATTTTCACCGAACGTGCCGGCGGCGTTTCCCGGCGACGCGTAATTTTCCAGTTTAACCGGCGCGTCAGCGAAGAGGATAAAGATCCCGACCTGGCAGAGAAGATATCCGCTGAAATTCCGGTAGTTGTTCGCCGGCTGCTGGCGAACTTTGCGAACCCGGAAAAAGCGCGGGCGCTTCTGCTGGAGCAACGGAACAGCGAAGAGGCATTAGAGGTGAAACAGAAAACGGATCCGCTGTACGCCTTCTGTGCGCATCTGGAGCGCCTGGCTGATTGTGCGGGAATGATGGTAGGAAACCGCAATCCGCCTCACTATCCGCGAATTTATCTCTATCACGCTTATCTGGCATTCCTGGAGGCCAACGGTTTCGACAAGCCGCTGACGCTGAATAAATTCGCAGAGGGGATGGAAAGTGCGATGAGGGAGTTTAATCACGAGTACCGTAAGGAACGTAGAGCCCGTGGCATGGTGACTAACGTTGAACTTTCGGAAAGTGCGGAAGACTGGTTACCTCAGACTCATCCTGTAGCCGGTCATAAAGAGTGAAGTTCAGATAAATATGGAGAAAGGTATACATGGTATACATCGAGAGGATAATTTATATATAAATCAGTGAAATAAACCATGTATACCTTGTTTTCAGGTATACACAGGGTGTACATGGTGTTCATTCTCTCATTAATCATCTGATGGTTTATTGAACAGAATGATGTATACCGTGTACACCTGAAATCCCAAAATGTAGGCTGGTATTCATGGGTTAATATATTGTTTTATAATCAATTTATTGGCTTTATGAACACCATGTATACCTTGAGGGCAAATTCTTTAAAACGCATCCACACTTTTCGCGTTGTGCACCCCTGCAATTTCATTAACATCGTTTCATAAATCGCAATTGATTATTTGATTGTTGCGATTAATGGAACTTTAACGGTCGCTATTACAGGGGGCATCATGAGCAAGGTTAACGTTAAGCCCGTTCTGCTGAACGGGGAACAGATTCAGGCTCTGAAAACCATTCAGGAGAGGGAGCGCCAGAAGTCGGGCATGGGGATCGCGCCGTCAATCCATGCTGTTGCGCGCAAGGTATTTGATGCAGGGCTATCAAAAATGGAGGCTGGCCAGTGAGCTACTCAATCAAGATAGGGAAACACAGTATCGAGCTGGCAGGTTATGCCGGTAAGGTTGTTGCGCCAAATACTCAGATGGCCGCTTTATTCCGTGGTATGGCGGGCGAACTCACCAGCCTGAGGACAACGGCGCAGCAGGCCGAAGCTGAGGCGGATTTGCTGGACGTTATCCGCAACGATCCGGATCTGAACGAACAGGCAAAAAATCGCAGGGCAGGTGAAGCCCGGAACCCGGACACGCTCAAAGACTTTACCCGCGGGGTGGCAGCCGTAAGCGAGCAGGCCGCAAACATTCTCGATTACCTGAAGAACAAGCTCGCTCCGGTTAATCCACTGGCATCTGATGATGTTCAGGGATTCATGCGTGACAGTGAAATGCGCCAGGCATTCGCCCGACTGGATCGCCGCAGCCAGGAAAAAATGCTGCTGTCGATGCACAGTGGAAAGCATCAGGAGCTGGCGGACGCCTTACTAAGGGCGCACGCTGTGTGTTCGGGACTCGATACGGAACAGCTAAAACGTCTCGGCGTCTCCCGTATTGCATCAGAGAACGGGCAGGTGATTAACGCGGTTGCCGATCTGGTCGACGCGGTAAGGAAGGACGTCGCACAAATTACAGCTGTCCGAACCTGGTATAACAATCTCGTTTACGGGAAGAACGACGATCCATCAGAAGTTCTGCCCCGCATGACCGGCCTTGATCAGTTAAGCGAACATGTCAGCGCGATGCTCAAAGGCAGCCAGCGGCAGACACATTCAGAAGAGAAGCAGGCCGCCTGAGGGCGGCTTTTTTCTGCCCGGAGGGAAACATCACGATGCTATTAAGTAAATCAGCCTACGCCAGGCATATGGGCGTCAGCCGGCAAACTGTTTACGGCTGGATAGCCCGCGGTGAAATTGTAATTTCAGGCGATAAGGTGGATGTCGAAGCATCGCAGGCTAAACAAAATTCTGCTGGTGCTGGCGAACACCAGACTGAAATGACGTGGGCGCAGGCCGCCGCGTGGGTATGGGGGCATGACGGCGGGAAAGAGCTGCCGGCTGATATTAATGCTGGCCAGCGGATAGAGGCAGCAGCCGCTGAGCTGGGTTTTGATGTTCAGCACGAGCCCGATGAACAATTGCTCATTCTCTTCCGGCCGGATGAAGAAACCCACAGCTTCTATGGCAAAGACCGTGCAGCAGGCGCTTTACGGTTTCTTCGTTCTGAACTGGCTTACGTTGCCACAATGCACCCCGATACGCCGGATGACTGGAGCAAAACAAGATTAAGGGCGCTCTGCCTGCTGGACGGCGAAAAACTGTAAACCCCCCAGCCCCTCAAACTTGACACTTTTTCGCGAGAAACTGGGAAAAGTGTCAACCCAACCTAACGGATCCTGACGCCTACGAACAGCAGCTACAGCAGAAGTGTAAAGGGCTGGCGTTGAGATTTGTTGAGCCTTGGCTGTTAGCTTTTGTTAATCCTGATGCGAAGCAGGGCAGGTGTCAGCCTGTTATGGTTTGTTATGCCTTACTAGGGAAAACTAGGGGGAAAGTGTCAACCGCTACCGCTTTAGAAAACTTCAGGTACACGAACTCGGGAAGGGGAGGTGTTAAGCACTCCCCCTTTGCAACCATCCTCGAGCCTCTTTCAGATCGCTGATCTGGTTTGCCCGGACGCTGGCGTTCAGATTGAGTTGTCAAAAGTTGTCACCCACCGGCAGCGCCAGTGGGGATTTTTGGCAGAACGCGCTCTAAGTTACAGTTGCTTCAGTCAGTAATTTAGATATATTTAGAATAACTTTTAACCTTTCTACTGCTTGTTCAAAGCGGCCAAGTTGATTGTCTCTGATGATGTAGAGCGCCAGAAGTGTCTCTTAGTGCTCGAATCGTTTATCGTGCATCATAGCTATGAAACTCTCATCATAATGTCTTGTTAATAATTAACAGCCTTATGATAACGTCATTTTAAAATAACGGGATTTGATTAAATGGCAAAGCAATTTATGTTGATGGAACCAAAAAATGAGAATTTTAATGAATTAATAGGTGGGCCTAACAAATATATTGTGCCTAGATTCCAGCGAGACTATGCATGGGATGTGGGACAATGGGAGGATTTGTGGGCAGATATAAATTCTCTTGATGATGAAGGTTTCCATTATATGGGCTACATTGTCCTTCAACAAAAAGAACAGTATCAGCATGAAATTATAGATGGGCAACAACGCTTAGTTACGTTATCGATTATAGTTCTGGCTGCAATGAAAGCGATCAAAACTTTAATTAATAATGGGGAGGATGTTCAGGGCAATACTGAACGACTCGATGGTATAACTCAGAATTTTGTCGGAAGTAAGAACTTCGTTACGCTTAAAGTAATTAATAAATTAGAACTAAATAGAAATAATAAGAGTTATTTTCAAAGAATGTCATCTCATTTAGAGGCTCAAAATTCTCGCGGTATAACATCAACTAATAAATTGATACGTAAGTGTTTTGACTTTTTCTGTAAGAAAGATTATGGCAAAACAGGTGCGGAGATTGCTCAGTTTATTGCAGATTTTTCTTCAAGTATGATTTTTACAAAGATAATTGTACAAGACGATCTTAATGCCTATAAAGTTTTTGAAACTTTGAATGCGAGAGGGGTCCAATTGTCTACTCCGGACCTACTAAAAAACTATTTGTTTTCAATTGTAACTAAAGATGATCAAATCGGAGAAGAAGAGCTCAATGATTTGGACGAGCAATGGTCAGAAATGATTGTCCAACTTGGAGAGAGCAATGTTTCTGATTACATTAGATATCACTATAATTCACAGAGAAGAATGGTTACTAAGAACAACCTTTTTTCCTCAATGAGAAAAATATTAACGAAACCGGAAGAAGCGTATCAGTATTTGAAGTCATTAATTGACTACTCACCTATCTATGCATCATTGATCAATCCCAATGATGCATGGTGGGGAGATCAAGATGTGAAATACAGAAATGTATTGCACTATCTTAATGGCATAAGATTATTTAATATCAAGCAACCACTAACAATATTTCTTGCTGCCTTTGGTAATTTTTCTCCAGAAGAGTTTGTTAAGCTCGTAAAATATACATATGTATTATCTATTCGATATAATATTATCTGCCATTTATCACCTAGTGAACAAGAGAATATTTATAATCAAATTGCGAACAAGGTTTATAATCGAGAGTTCTTAAGAGCTAGTCATGTGAAAAATAGCGAGGAATTTAAACGTTTGTATCCCGATGATAATACATTCTTTAATGCTTTTGAATTTCATAGAATGCCAAGTAGACAAACAGCGAAAAAAATACGTTTTTTACTTTCTGAAATTGAAGGCTATTTAGGTAATCCATGTGATTATGAAAAAACGACATTAGAGCATATTTGCCCTTATCATCCAGAAAAAGAGTGGAGCGGATCTTTTGGTGAAGGAATTAATGATGTAAAAGATAGACTTGGAAACATGATCTTAATGGATAAAGATAATTTAAAACGCTCATCCTTTGAAGAGAAGAAAAAAGAATATACAAAATCCGGATATAAGTTGGCCTTAAAAGTGACAGAATATGCAGAGTGGAATTTAGAATCTGTCAATGATTTTCAAAAGTGGATGTCACAACAAGCAGTTAACGTTTGGAAGGTTGATTAGTATCTGTAAAAACATCAACCATGCTGGCGGGCTGTCTATTAGACAGCCCGCAATTTTTTTGCTGTCAGAGTTCAGACGAGATCTGATTGGGGGTACTTTTGGGGGTACATTAAAAATCATGACGAATATAAGTTACTGAAAATAAATAGGATGCATGGCTACGTTATGTTCCTATTATCATCTTTTAACGCAACCTTCTGACAATCAAATAAACAACATTTCCCCCTTGGCCAAAGAGACTTATAGCGACTCAGCCATTACATCCCTCTGGCAGCCCCGACAACCCATCACACATCTCCTGCAACTCATTAAACATCCTTGCCACATGGAAACCATCGCACACCGAGTGATGGACCTGCACCGCCATAGGCAACAACACTTTCCCGTCCTGCTCGTAGTATTTTCCAAACGTGAACATAGGAGAAAAGAAGTTCTTCATGTGCGCAATGTTCATCGTAAAGTTCGTAAACGTTACCCAGGGAATAGACGAGACGAAAAAGACATTTTCCCGT